GAAACCATTTACAATGCTCTAGCCGCTGATCCTCAGCGTGATGCCAAGCTGGCAGATTTTCGTGAATACCTACAAAGAGAGGGCGCCAGCGAACCTGAAGTGGTCAAAGAGAATGATGTAAACTTCCTGGCCCGCTTGCGTGACCGCATTGTGAATCAAGGCATGCAGGCCATTGTTGAAGCTCCGGTTTCTGCTGATCCCTATCGTTTGTATGAAGCAGAAGCTGTCGGCGTGGGCGGTAGAGCCAAGGGCATTGAACACTTGGAAGATTTGGTGTTCCGCAAAGGATCACAAGGTGTGCGCGAAGCTCTGGCCATTATTGATGCAGCGGCTGCCAATCCCGGCGGCACCACCACAGTGAAGTGGGACGGCAAGCCTGCCATCATATTTGGGCGCAAACCCAGCACAGGCGAGTTTGTGCTCACTGACGGATCAGGATTTGAAGCCAAGGGCTATGACGGACTTGCCACCAGCGTAGATCAACTGGCACAATTCATGAACATGAGATCAGGTGATCGTCGGGAATTGATTCAGCTGTATGCCACACTGTGGCCCATGCTGGAAGCAGCAACTCCTGCCAACTTCCGAGGCTATGCCAAAGGCGACTTGTTGTACATGGACACCCCGCCTGAAGTGTCGGGCAACTATGTGTTCCAACCCAACACTGTTGAGTACAGAATTCCAGCTCAAAGTTCCCTGGGTCAGCGCATTGGCGCCAGCACTGTGGGCATTGCCATGCACAGCATGTATGCAGATCAAGGTGATGCTCGACAACCACTTGGTGGTGTGAAATTTGCAGATGTTCCAGGCCTGTTGTTGATTGAACCCATATACGGCAACGAAATCACGCCCAACAAACCGCTGATCAAGGAAATCAAATCACTGTTGAGTGCCCAAGGTGCAGCAATTGACACCTTGTTTAATCCTGCAGAATTACGATCACAGCAGATCACCGACTTGGCCAAGTTGTGTGTGGATTATATCAACTACAGAATTGGAACTGGACATTTTGAAAATCTCCTGGGCGAGTTTGGCAAGTGGTTGCAGAGCAAGGTCAGTCCTAGAAAATTCGCCAATATTATTGAATATCTCAAGAGTCCCAGTTCCAACACTGAAGGCATGGCAGCGGCATTTACACTGTTCTTGTTGTTGCATGATCTCAAAATGGATGTGCTACAACAACTGGATCGACAAAGCCCGGGCAACGAAGGTTGGGTCATGGCCACTCCCAGTGGCTATGCCAAGGCTGTGAATCGCTTTGATTTCACAGCTAGAAATCGTGCTCGAAATAACCCTCAACAGGCATGATTTTTACCAAATGACTAAATAAGTGCAGGGCAGAGATGCCCATAAACTTAAAGGAAATTTTATCATGGCTTATTTTACTCGTGTTAATGGTGATGCACAACCAGTATTTGCTTTGGACGTACAGAACGGTCCCTTGGCTCCAACAGGCAACATTGCTGCCAACGGCCCAGTACAACCAGCTGGTCCAAAGCTGGACTTCTTCAGCTTGACAGCCAACGCTAGCTTGGCCACTCAAGGTGGTGTCAATGGTTATATTGCCAACGTTATCCAAGCAGTTCAACAAACTGCTACCGTGGCAATGTATCAAGTGACTCCAAGTGCTCCTACTGTGTTGAATATTGCTCTGTTCCCAACAGGCGCATACACCACAGCTACTCTAGTTGCTGCTGCTCAAACAGCCAACGCTGCTATTGGTATCCCAACTGCCAACGTTGCTGGCTCAGCTACTTTCACTAACGTTTAATCCGCGCTAGTACCGAACAGCCCTGGAATATTCCAGGGCTTTTCTTTGACCGTTAAATACTGGCAGAATGAAAATATTGTGCCGTACCCTTTTTGATTGCAGCCGCACCGGTGTCACTGGACATTTCAAAGCCACAGCCATGCCGTTTCAAGACCATGCTGGACAGTGGGTGCGTAATCAACATGACTGGAACAAGAGTCGCAATCAACAACGCAACTGGGAAACACTGTTGCAAATCATTGGTTTGAGAACACAACCGTTTGAGTTATCCAATCCTGTGTGTGACGCCGGAACTTGGGAATTTACTTTTATCACAGAATCTGAAGGTGTTTACGGATTGTCAGACAGTGCTGATCCCTTGGCTGGTCTCAAACATGACTGTGAAGGTGTGCCCATGATCATCAATCTAGATGAAGAATACGGCATTGATCCTTGTTTGACCACACAAGGACAACCCCAAAACATTTGGTTTGAATTGGTAAATACAGCATTGGAGAATACTCATGTCTGAAACCACTGAGATTGAAAAACACAGTTTGGAGGCTCATGTCGAGCTGTGCGCCGAACGTTATAAAATGCTGGAGCACAAACTGGGAGTGGTGGAGTTCTCAGTGAACGAAGTCAAAGAAAATCTCGACGGCATTGGCACAAAAATAGACTCAATGTCCAGCAAACGCAATGATCAGATCATTGGCTGGGGAGTAGCTATCATTGGTAGTTTGCTTGCTGCCGTGGCCTGGATGCTGCAACAATATGTTTTGAAATGACCCCAACAGAAAAGCTAGAACGATTTGCTGACCGTGAACTGCGTCGAAACATACAGCACATGGTGGTTGACAACGGCAACGGTACCGTGGTGGCATTTGGGGTTTATGTGATACGTCAAACTCGTGAATCTGTCACAGTTTCTACAGCAGATCAAGATCATGGTAAATTCAGCAATCAACGCACTGCAATGAGTTGGTGTACAGCTGACAAGTTTAAAAAATACAATCTAGCCCGCGAAATACAACAACTGGATCAGCGACGCCAAGGACTGGTCAATGACCTGCACTGTCGCATGACTCTGCGTGATCGCAGTCGTGACACAGAGTTTAAGGAAACAGTGACAACCAAGCTAGAGCCCAAGATTCAGCGACTACGTTATGTAAATACTGAATTGGAAAAATGTATAAATCAGGCTAAATACCTGCAAATTAGAGGATTCAATAATGAAACTGCAAGAACTCTCGGCTCCCAAGCCAGCAAAGCAAATAGCTAAAGTATTTGAAAGTTACTTTGGTAACAACATCAAGTTTGACCGCCTCACCCGCGGACAAACTCGTGCCATGTTGACCAAGGTACGTGGCGTACTTGGCGAAGCTCGCAAGAGCAGTGCTCGCCACACCAGCGAACAAAATCCTCAATACCTGCAATTGGTCATGATGGAACAGGCACTGATGACACGCCTGGCTGAGGAACTGCCAGTTCCACCTGGACAACAAGCACAACAACCAGATCCTGCACAGGCCCTGGCCAAGGTCAAGGATCCCAAATTGGCTGCTGCTCTTAAAAAGTCAGCAGCTGGTCAAACTCTTAACCCAGACGAACAAAAAATGGTAGCCGGTGCGGCTCTCATGAAAGCCGAAAGTCGTTTGCGCAATGCATATCGCATGTTGAAAGAAAGTGAAGTCCAACAAGCTCAAGTTGTGCTGGCTGCTCAAGACATGGTGGACAAAATGCAAGGCATGCTAGAAGACGTCAGTGAATTACAGTTCAAAGAACTGCCTGCTCTGGTTGATTCAATCAAGAACCAAATTGGTGTTGATCAAGCAGCACAATTCAACTCAGACGCCACTGCGGCTCTCACTGGAATGTTGCAAAATATTCAAGGTGCCAAACAACAACTTGATGCTGCTTTAGGAGTAGTTACTGGACAAGCACCTGCAGGTGCCATGGCCGGTGACATGGCAGCGGCTGCCGCTGGTGTTGACGCTGCCGCTGGTGACGTGGCTGCTGCCGGAGTTGCTGGTGCCGAAGCCGGTGCTGAACCAGGCATGGACGATCTTGACGCTGCCGCTGCCGATGCTGGTGCAGACATGGACGCCGAAGAACCCATGGGTGGCGCAGGCCTAGGTCGCGCTCGTCGCTGATGAAAATATTTGAAGTTGCAGACTTTCCAGGGGCCACACCTGATCCTGAACAGCTACTGGGACTGGTGCAGTTTCTTGATGGTCGTGCCGAAGATACCGGCGCCAAAAAACAAATCAGTGTTGATGCTTTTATCAATCTAGCACAGAGCCTGGACATAGATGTCAGCCAAACCAACGTGGCTGATCTAGTGGGACAACCTCCTTTGAGTCAGGTGCTGAATCCAATTGAACCTGGCTCAAACATCATCACATTCAAATCACCAGGGCAAGAAGCAGCCCCGGGCATGCCAGTCAACCAAGCGCAGAATATTGTGGCCACAGCTGCCAAGTCTGCCATGAAAAAAGATCGTAGTCCAGGCTGATAGATCAATTTGCAGTTGACACACGGTGATTTTTGTGTTATACTATAAAAATGATTGTTCCACGCTATAACTACTCCCCTCTTACCAGAACCACAATTGAAGGCAAACGCCATTACTGTTTGCCCAACGGCAGCAATGTGCCCAGTGTTACCACCATACTGGACAAGACCAAACCTCGAGAGGCTCGCGAAGCCTTGGCCAACTGGCGCAAAGCCGTTGGAGAGCAACGAGCGCAAGAAATCACCACAGAAGCTGCCAATCGTGGCACCCGAATGCATGCCTATCTTGAACACTATGTGATGTCGGCAGACATGAAACCCTTGCCCGGCAATCCATTTGCTCATCCTTCGTGGTTCATGGCAGCAGAAATCATTCTCAAAGGACTGTGCCATGTGGACGAATTTTGGGGCACCGAAGTACCTGTGTACTACAGCGGGCTATATGCAGGTACCACAGACTGTGTGGGCTTGTGGAAAGGTCAGCCTGCTATCATGGATTTCAAGCAGAGCAACAAGGTCAAAAAGCGCGAATACATCGATGACTATTTTATCCAGTTGGCAGCCTATGCCGCGGCCCACAACGAGATGCACGGTACCAAAATCAACACCGGCGTGATATTAATGGCTGTACAACCCAAACTACAGGATGATGGCAACTACAGTATACCTCAATACTTGGAATTTGTGATTGAAGGTGATGAATTTGCACACTGGAACAACGAGTGGATGAAACGAGTTGAGCTGTACTATCTCACACGCTAAATATGTGATCACTCAAGGATTACAACCGTGGCAATAGTACAAATTTCCAGAATCACCCAGCGCAAGGGTCTTTTAACCGACTTGCCGCAACCACTGGCACCAGCTGAAATGGGCTGGGCAGTAGACGAACGCAGACTGTTCATTGGCAACGGCACACTGGATGAAGGTTCGCCAGTGGTTGGCAATACTGAAATTCTCACTGAATATTCAGATATTTTGAATTTCACCACTGGTTACACCTATCAAGGTGCAGCCGCTGGATACACTGTTCAAACCGGCGCATCAGTTGGTGTACCAGTCACGCAAAGTATACAACAACGCCTGGACAGCTTTGCAGTGATCACAGACTTTGGAGCCACTGGTGATGGCGTCACTGATGTAACTGCGGCAATCAACCGCGCACTCTATCAATTGTACTGCCGTGAAGTCAACCCGCAAATTCGTCGGGGCCTGTTCTTTCCAGCTGGCACATACATTGTCACTGACACCTTGGACATACCTCCTTTTGCGTTTTTATATGGCGAAGGCGCAGACAGCACCAAGATCTTGTTTACTGTGACCAACTGGAGTTTTGCTGCCGCCTGGCCAGCCGGAACTCTAGTGTATTACACTGCCACCGGTGAGTACTATCGAGCCAACATTGCTGTGCCACCAAACACCAACATTGGTGATGTGTCGCCCAGCAGCGAACCATACTGGACTGAAGAAGCTCTGCCCGAGTATGTATTTAGAACCGCTGACAGTTTGCAGCAAACTGGTGCCAACATTGCCACCAACGGGGCCACACCACCAAGAGACATTGAAATTGTCAACATGGCATTTGCTACCACTGAATCAGGCACTGACTCAGCAGTGTCTCACAACGTGGGCTTGATTGAAAAAGCCAGCCAAGTCAAATTTGGTTCTGCACGATTTGAAGGTCCATTTGTGGTCAGTGATGGCAACACACAAACAGAAGATCTAAGCTGTATTCGTTTTTCGGGCAGTGTGTCACTGCCTTGCACACAGATCAATTTTGACAACTGCTGGTTTGGCGGCGCAACCTATGCAGTTGACACCGACGAACAAATTGTGGGCTGTGTGATCTCCAGCAGTTATTTTGACACCCTGTACCAAGGTGTGGTTCTGGGTGACTCTACCCTGGTCAATGGTGGACCCACTGGCGTTCGTGTCATGCACTGCACATTTGACAATGTATACAACGAAGGCATCGTGATGGACACCGCAGGCATGAACCTGTCGGCATACAATGCGTTTTATGATGTGGGCAACCACTTCAATGGCAACGCTTTGGCCTATACTCCGGTGATTGACATCAACAGTGACACCTGTGCCAGCATTGGTGACCTGTTTGCACGTACCACAGCACAGTGTCTGCGCGGCGGCGCATACTATCCTCGCGTGGAAACCAACAACACCACAGCAATTGCTCTGGGCATGAACAACACTCCGGCTGTGACCTACACCCCAGGTGGCGTCAGCAGTTTGACCATTGCCAACCAAATGGGCCTGGGCACCTATGTGCGTGAAGCTGGATTGCGAGACACCTTGACCAACAACAGCACTGCCAGTTTGTTTGTGGTTGACACGTCAACTGACGCACAGGTCCAAGCATTCAAAATGGACTACACCATCTTGCGTGACGTAGATGTTCGAACTGGTACCCTTGTTGTGGTGCGCGGCAAAAGCGATGCATCAGGTGGCTTTAGCTACACCGACGACTATCAAGAAAATGACAGCACTGGCATCACGCTTACACCAGCCGAAGCTTCGCCCGGCGGTGACATCACAGTGAGTTACACTGCTTCTTCAACTGGTGTCAATGGCACTATACATTTCAGCGTCACCCACCTTGCCTGATGTGGCCTCGAACATTTGAACAGAGGTTGGACTCCTGGGTCCAACTGCGTCAACAAGTCACCACCGTGGATATTGAAACTGCTTTGCAGCACATCAATGCCTGGTGGTTTCAAACCCCCTGGGTGCCATATCATTTGCACTGGGATGACCAGGCCACCTGGCCAGATCCCTGGCAACTTTTGAGCGACAACATCTATTGTGATATTGCTCGGGGACTGGGAATCATGTATACTATTAGTATACTAGACCGACCAGACATTCAAGATGCTGAACTTATCGAAGTAGGATCGGACAATTTAGTCCAAGTGTCTGGGGGGAAATATATACTGAATTGGGACAAAGACGAGATTGTAAATATCAACTCAAAGTTAAAACCAAAACGGTCCAAGTGTCAATTGACACAACAAATAATAAAAAAGCAAATTACCTGACATGAAAACAATCTCTGTACAAAAGCGCAACGGCAGCCGAGAACTGCTGCATATTGAAAAGTGGCAAAATCAAGTGGCCAAGGTGTGCAAGGGCACAGCAGATGTGAGTCAGAGCATGATCGAAATCAAAGCTCAGATGCATTTTTACGATGGAATCTCCACTCGTGAAATTGATGGCATTACCTTACGTGCCATTGTGGACTTGATTGATGTAGAAGCCAATCCTGATGTTGGACATGTCAACTATCAATATGTGGCCGGCAAACAACGACTCAGCATGTTGCGCAAAGATGTGTATGGTTCATACCAGCCCCCGCATCTTTACGAAATTGTCAAACGCAATGTAGAGGTGGGTCTTTACACTCCTGAGTTGCTGGCATGGTACACACCAGAAGACTGGAACAAGATGGAGGCCATGATTGATCATGACAAAGATGAACAATACAGCTACGCAGCCATTGAGCAATTGATTGAAAAATATCTGGTACGTAATCGTGCCACAAAGGAAATATATGAAACTCCACAAGTTAGATACATGGTCGCGGCCGCTACTGTATTTCACTCAGAAGAACCGAACACAGCGAGAATGCGCTATATCAAAGAGTACTACACAGCAGCCAGCGACGGACTCTTTACTCTTGCAACACCGGTGCTGGCAGGGCTTGGTACACCTACTAAGCAATTTAGTAGTTGCGTTCTTATTCGCTCGGATGATGATCTGGACAGTATTTTCGCGTCCGGCGAAATGATGGCCAAGTATGCCAGCAAACGTGCAGGCATTGGTTTAGAGATTGGTCGACTGCGACCACTGG